ATATGGAGAAAGCATTGTAGCTGTGTCTCCACTTCCTATTTTATTATTAAATGTAGTATATTGAGTATTTGAAATTAACCCCCTTGTAACTCCTGAAGCAGAAGCATTAGGAATATTAAAAGTGTGTGCAGTTCCAGAAGATGTTATTTTAAAAGTTGTATTTGTAGAATCTAAAGCAAATGTTTGAACTGCTTCTGTTAATCCATTTAAAGCAGTCATTCCTGTACCTGCCATTATTCCGCTTTGTTGTGTAACAGTTAATATTGCAGATGGTATTGCTGGGTGTGGAGCTGTAGCTGCTGCAGCTACTATTTCAACGTTTGTATTGGTTGTTGACCACATTAATTCATAATAATAACCACCAACAACATTAATTACATAATTCCAAGCTGCTATAACTGGTGATGCATTAGCACTTCCTGTTAATACTACTTTACCTGTTGAATTTGGCACATCTATACCATTTTCTCTTAACCAAATATCTGCTGTCATATTTCCACTACCACCAGTTTTTTCTAGTTGCAATGAAAATTGAATGTTATAAATTCCACTATTGTTAATTGTTATTCTAGTAGGTTGCCCACTTCCATTATTTACAATAGTTACAGCATTAGATAATGTTGTTCTATTTAATTTAATTGGATATGCAGTATTTATTGATACGGCTGATTGTGTAGTGCTATCATCAAATGCTCCATAATAACCTACAGGAGCAGGATTAGTTCCTACACTATCTTTAATAGCATATCTTGTAGAACCAATAAAATATATTATTGAATCCTTGCCTAAAGTCCTTGTAATATTATTAACGAATTTATTTGTAGTATCAGTCTTTCTTAAATACTTTGTAAGCATAGTTAAAGTGTCTGAAATATTAAGCTTTAAATTTATCCTATTGCTTAATGAAGTAGTATCAACAGAACCACCGCCACCACTACTACCTTTTATAGTATCCCAAATAGCAGTTTTAGGATTGTAAAAGTAAAATCTATTATTGCAAGAATCAAAAGCAATAGCTCCAAATTTTAATACATTGCTTTTTAAAGTAGGAGTTCCACAAAAAGTAGGAATTTGCAAAGTGCTATCAAAACTCATTCTGTGAGTTGCATATCCATATTGCGGCATATTTTGATATACCTGACCTTTACTGATAAAATAAATAAATAAAAATACTATTGTAAAAAATTTCTTCATATTAGTTATATACTCTAATTTCTATAAATTGATTAAATAAAAGATTATTTGAAGTACCATTACCTGGATCACCTGTTCGCAATAAAATCTGATTTGAACTTACTTTATTAATTCCATAATAACCACCTAATCCTTCTGCAAATGATATGCTTCCTTCATATCCCATAGGAACAATTACAGTAGGAACTGTTCCTGTAAAAGCTGCAGTTAATGTTCCGTAATAAGTTCCTATTGTACTATAAGTCCATACTATTGTACCAATAGTATTATTTAATACAGTAACCGTAGGAGCAGCTGTTCCAACTTGTGAAAATAAAGCAGCATAAACTTTATAAGTCGCATTTAACTTGCTGTCAATAATATCCTCTAACATTTCTCCTACTCTATCAGCAGTATTTGCTTTAGGTGTTTGTTCGTTTCTAATTACTCCTGCTTCAGTAAGTAATTGTGAATCTGTTTTTTTCATATTTATTAATTAAATGTTTCATCAAAAGTATCATCAAATACTCCTTCGCCTATCATAGGAGCTGTACAAGCATCAAAATCAGAAATAATACTGATATTGAAAGTCAACTGAACTCCTGTCAAATAATCTTCAAATTTCTCACTTATCGCATCCCAAACTATTTGATTATCTATTGTATAAGGATTATAACCATTTCTTAATTTGCTTATAATATCAGCAGCTACCGAATGCATATCTGAAGTTACTTCAGTTTCAAATTCTCCTTCTACACCACTTTTATCCAAAAACCACATTTGAATATTGTAAATCTGTTCCCTACCGATATTGAACCCACCACTATTTATTGAAAATGAAGCCAATGGATATACCGGCTGATCATCCCAATTTAACCACTCTATCGGAGTTGCAAATCTTACTGTGTTCAGCATTTTGTGGCTTTGCAGTAGATTTTGTAATTCCGTTGTTAGCTGTTTGTAGGTCATTAAATTTCTGTTTTACTTTTTCTATGTACTCTTTTTTGTACCCTTTACCCATATTATCTGTATAAGAATGTAAACAATTCCCCTGCGATTGTTACATCTCCGGTAGGAAGTGTAATCACTCCATTTACAATTTGTAAATATCCTGTGTCGCTTGTCGGATTGCCTGTAATGATTTTATTTAAACCTGATCTAAAAGCTGAAATAGTGGTATTACCAACTAAATCGTTAACGGTAAATCCTGTTTGATTGGCTGTCGCTGTATAATAAGCAACTTGCAAAGGTAGGTTTCCTGTTCCACCTGAACTGACTGTCTGATTCAACCAACCACGTTTATTTTGATTTGCACCACCCAAATAAATAGGACTTGTATAAGCTTTCTTTTCAGGGAAGATAACATCTAATCCCATTCCGTAATTCAAATATTCGCTATATAAAGTATAATTTTCCTGTAAATATTTTATCATTCTCGTAGTGTAAAATTCAGCCATTGATTTATACTTCTGTTCAATCAATTCTAAATCTGCTCTACTTGGAGTAATTGATTCCTCACTTGTCTTTTGTAAGAATCCCTTACTGAATAACTGATAACCCATAGTCATTGGTAACATGCTCATAGTGTACCAAATCAAAGAATCAGTAATATAGTCATCTATTAAAGTAACTTCATCCTGATTTAAATCATCTTCAACTATTCCATTTTGTAATCTTTTGTAAAGTGTACTTCCTAAAATCGGCTGAATATAGATATCCCCTGCTACCTTAATCATTGGAAACAACTGCTTACCGTCTATATTGTTAGAAGCTCCAGTCCTTTCTTTAAAGGTTTGTTCAGTAAGGAATAAAATGTTTTTGCTCATTATGATTTTCTTTTTACTATGTTAGCTCTCCATTCATGTCTGCATTGTGGACTATGTTCGCCATTCGGCATGGTCCACCAACCACCACATCTATCAAAAACAGAATAACCGACTCTCATGCTTATTTGCTCAATATCCTGTCTTGAATATAATCTTTTTAAATCAAGTAACTTCTGACAGAAAGGTCTTGAAGGATTCCCATTATCAGCTACTCTCCATTCGTAAGAATATCTTACTAAAATTTCAGTAACCTTACTATTCTTACCGTCAAGCTCCGAAATAGGTTTCAAAACTTGCCTTTCTACTATTTCATCAATTCCTACTTTATTTTTTTTTTCGCCTAAAATCTTGCTATCAACTAAATCTTTGATAGTTTCTTCTACAAGCGTTTTAGATACCTTTAACGTCTGTGCAATTACTTCGCTTGTGATTCTCTTATCCTTACCGATTAAGTCCAAAATATTGGCTTGTAATTGGTTTAAAGCATTAATATCAGCAAAGTAATTATGTTCTCTATAAGATTTGCTTTCTAATATCTCAAAATTATCTATTGATTCCCCTACCAAAGTGAACTCATTATAAAGAATATCATCTTGGCTTAAACTGAATTTCTGTATTTCGTCATCAGTCAACGGATCATTATCTACTCCTAAAAAAGTATCTACATCAGAATCAGTAAATCCGAAGCCATTTTTAAGCATCAAAGAAGCTTGTTGTTTTGTTAGTTTGCCGTTCCCAAACTGCCTAACTATACGCATAACATTCTGATATTGTCTGCCGGATAGATTTTTCAAAGCATCATTCATTGGAACTGGCTGAACTTCTCCTGGCTTTACAACCTTTTCAGTTTCAGGATTTACAACCACTATTTGTCCGTCTGAAGTAACCTGTCCTGATTGTAATGGTTCTTTACCCATTAATTCACGAATCTCGTTTTGAGTTAAGTTAGCAGCAATAATAGATTCAGTAAATTCAAATTTCAAAGGTTCAACAGGAATGATAGTAAATTCTCCTTTCTCGCCTTTTAGATTTCTAAACTTTGTGAAGATGGTTTCCATCTCCTGCTGTCTTTCCTGAACGTAGGTATTATTAAAGATTTCGTA